AAAAAGAGGTATCAGAGCATAAGGATGATAACAAGGATTCGTTTAATGAATTAAAAAATATGTTTTCCGAAACTGAAAAAAATAACCGGCAGGATCACGGGAAACTATTTGATAAATTTGATAAGGTGGGCGAACAGGTTATGAACGCAACAAGGGTATTCCTTAAAAATCAAACAGTATGAAAACAGGACCTAAAGGAATTTGGCTAATTGAACATCATGAGGAATTTAGAAGTAAACCGTATCTGTGCCCGGCAGGCATTCCAACTATTGGGTATGGATCAACATACTATCCGAATGGAACAAAGGTAACTTTAAAGGATAATCCTATTACAGAGCCGGAATCAACTATTATAATGCAGTCTGTTTTAAAGGCTTTTGAGCTATGCGTTACAAAGAACTGTCCGAATATCAATCAAAATCAATTTGATGCCCTTGTGGACTTTGCGTACAATTGTGGAGTGGGTAATTTTCAAAGTAGTACTTTACTGAAAAAAGTAAAGTTAAACCCTAACGATCTAACCATACGAGCCGAATTTATGAAATGGAATAAAGGCGGGGGAAAAGTATTATCGGGACTAACAACAAGGAGAACGAACGAAGCAAACCTTTATTTTTTACCATTATGAAAAACTTATTTTTAAAATATTGGATCTACTTAGCAGTATTTCTAATTGCCGGGTTTATTGGACTTTTCATTGGTCGCTCAAATACGACTGAAAGTATCAAATATGTAAAAGGGAAAACAGTAATCGATACGATTTATAAAGAAAAAATTATCATGGTTAAGTCTGAAATTCCCAAAATACCTATATTACCGACTAAAACCGATACTATTTTAAAAGATGGGAAGCCTGTATTTACTTATTTAAAGGTTGATACAGCTCAAATTATTGCAAATTATGTTATAAAACATACTTATAAAACGGTTGCTTTTGATGATAATAACGGAAAATTAACCTTAACCCCGGTAGTTCAGTACAACGAATTACAAAGTTATGGTTATGAATTTACCCCAATAACTAAGGTTATAACCAAAACACGTACATTGATCCCTTTTATAAACGCCTCATATAATACTTTTGGCTATTTTGGTGCCGGTGGTGGTCTTTATTATCATAATGTGGGTGTTGGCGTATCGTATCTGACTAACTTCTCAAATAAGGGATTAGAAATAGGATTACATTATAAGTTTTAAATTTATTGGATTGTTTACTTCATAGTATTAGTATTGTTTATTTTATTACAAAAGAAAAGGCAGCCTGTGAAGGTCGCCTTTTTTGCTTCGAAGATATGTTTTAAAACATGTTTTACTATTTTAAAATTAATAAATAAATTACATACGCAATAAAGGCAATCCCGGAACCGATTAACGAACCGTAAAATGTAGTTTTAAGGTCATCGGTTTTCTTTTTGATTGAGCGGAATTGTTTCATAATACTATTTTTTATAAAGTTTTAATTCATTCAATCCTGCAAACTTGCGAACATCGGATTCAAACGCTTCGACATCCGAAAAGAAATTAAGTGTTTGTTCTTCGGGCACACGTGGAGACATATAACTCATATAATCCTGATATGCCTTATCTAACTTAAAATTCAATTTTGAAAGGTCGCCTTTAACCCCAAATGAATTTAAATACTCCTGCATATCTTTTTGAAGGGTTCGGGCAATGGTGTGTAGGATGAAGATTGCACCTTCGTATTTGAATACTTCCTGTTGATTGAAGCCTTTAGAGATCATTTGGTTGTAAAGTTGTTTATTGATCATAATTTTATTTTTCGATTAATTGATAATAATCACATTCACCACAATTTTGAATACATCCTTGACGCTCTCCGCATGATTGATGTGATAATGGATTATCATTTATACATTCAAAATCTTCTTATTTAGGTTCTATATCTATTGAATCGATAATGTCTTTTATTTTTTCCATACTATCTTTCTTTAATTTTTTGAATTGTTGATTTTAGTTGAGCAATAATATCTTTTTGATTTTTAGTTTGATCCTTTAGAAAATCTAACATTACATTATATTTTCTAATTTCCCTCCATGCCGGTGATTTTCTTCTTTCCAATTCAAGTTCATTTAAGAGTCTTTTATTATCGTCTCGTAGAAACTGTAATTCGGAGGCGTAACGTCCCTTGTGGGTGCGTAGTATTGGTTTCTCAATAGAAAATAAAGCATCCATTTTATTGAATATTTCTTTATGTGATTTTAGCATAGTTCTTTTTTTTTTTTAAAAATTTCGATTTCTTTTCCTTCGCTATTAAAATAATACACCTCAAAAAACACCATCCCGCCAAATTCAACCTTAAAATAAGTTTCACATTTTTTCTTTAGTGATTCAATGGACATATTTACAACCTTGTTTTTATTATCTAAAATTTGCTGTTCGGTTGCATTTATATTAAATGAATCGTGAAATTTATTTTGTGAGTGATTGAATTTGGAGGATACGTGTATTTGCATGGTATTGATTATTAGTTACTTATCAAAAGGGGAGGTCGTTAACTTTGTTTGGATCAAGTGTGTTTGAATCAAATATCGGAAACGGTTCCGCATGACTTCCATCTCCCATCGGTTGCACCTCTTTAATTTCGGGGGATGTTGTCGCCCATCCGTCCGCTTCATCCTCTCTTGGTGCCGGTGCTTCGTATGCGTGAATTTGCTCCTTTTTGTCAATGATTTGAATTTTTGCATTGAAATAGGTATTTCCGTTTTTTTCAGTTTTAATGAAAATTATGTCAGCATCCAAAATTCCAAAACGTTCAACACGGTCAAAAGTGAAATTAGAACAATTCAGTCCAAAAGCATAAGTTACTTTTTCTTCGTATGTCCCGGCTTTGATTAATGAGCCTACTTGTTCTTTTGTTGCACCTGACTCAATAGCTGCCATCGCTAACTTATTTGCATCTTCTTTGTTGTCTACTGAACAGAATAAGGATTTGATGCAATAGTTATCCCCCTCTTTGATACTTTTCTTTATTATTTTTGCTTTCATGTTATTGATTTTATTTTAATGGTTTAATTTATTAAAAAATGATAGTCTTTCCTATCAGTCATTGAGTCGCTCTCAAAGTATGTCTTTCCATCGTCAAAGGGTTGATGTTAGTGAATAACCCAAAAATCACATTATATAAAATTAATCTTTTGGTGCAATAAACGGAAATACATCAAGAATTTTTGTTTCAATAATTGAGGCAATATCATAATCTGCCATTGATCCTTTCATCCCTTCTTTCAAATTTATTTCAGCTTCTTTTGTGTCATTTGCCTGCACATACATCGTGGTAGACGTTTTCTTTTCGATCCCTTTCTCTTCATCTAAGGAAATGAAATACACCTTACATTTATACCATTTATCACCGTTTTCATTCGCGAATAGTTCATTGATGCGCGCCCGGCGAATAGAATCAACAATAAATTTACCACTAATAAATGGTTCCATTTCTTCATTGATACGTTTTTCTGCTTCTGTAAATGTTAATGCATCTACCAGATAAGATTCTGATACTTTTACGATTTTACCTTCTTCAGCGGTTTTTTCGTATTTAATTTTTGTTTCAAACCAATTTAACATAATATTTTGTTTTTAAGTGAGTTGTTTATTTTAAATCAAATTATAAATATATTTTTTATCCCATCCTTAACCCCCACCGCCACAAATACGGTAGAAGTTATTAATTTACTGCTCAAGTACTTCTTTGTGTGTGTATCAGCACTTAGTCTGTTCGACCCGTGAATAGTGATGATTTTCGGGTTTTTGGCTCCTGTTTTTTTTATGAAATTTATCACATCATTATCGGATAAATGCCGTTTGCATTGTTTTCGCATATCATCAGTAACATCCTTTAAATGAATTAAACAGTCATTATAATTGCATTCGATTAGGAAATTTTCAACTTTCATCATCCTGATCCACGTTAACAATGGACTGTTTTCGCTATATTCAAAATCAGTTCCAAAGAATAAAAATTTATCCTCGACTAAAGATTTGATTATAAAGCACATTGTTTGTACATCTCCATGTTTTTCCAAGAATCCAAACGCCTTGAAATGTTCACTAACATTTTTTTCCTGTGCTAAATATGTAGGCATGACCGCTTCAAATTCCCCCTTGTATTGTGCATGATCCATATGTGAATGCGAAATAATACACATTTCAGGGGGTAATTTCCCGATCCGATGTTTAACATATGTTTGTCGGGGCATCCCTGCTTCGATAAGGATAGAATTTCCATCCTTATCTAACAGTTCGTACAAGTTTCCGGATGAACCGGTGGCAATTACATTTATGCGCATTAGAAAAATGATTGAATTTCGGATTGTTTTGAATCGGTCATTTCAGTTGGTATAACCTCCGGTTCTTTTTCAACTTTTGCAGTTACTTTTTCAGTAGTTTTTACCGGTTCTTTCTTTTCTGCCAATTCTTTTTTTGCGGCTTCCAATGTGTTTTTGTTGTCATCAACAAGCTCATAATGTGTGTATTCAGAACTTTCATCATAAGCCAGTACACTTTTCAATTCCTCTGAAATTTTAGGAATAATTTTCATAAGGTTACGAACAACAATTTTTTCAAAGTGAATTGAATTGTTTGTTTTTGTATAGTTTGCTGCCTTGAATCCCTGACTAAATTTGGCACGTTCTATGATTTCGGCACAACTCATGAAGATGTCATAAATTTGATCGTCAGTAGTAATAAACACAGCATAGTAACCTACTGTTGGTTTAAAGACATCGTTTTGTCCATCAAAAGAATAATTCCCGGTAGTCATATCACTAATAATCTGTACACCATCATGAATTTCGCAGGTATAAAAACGCTTGCAATTGGCAAGTTTCAAAATCTGTTGTTTCTGAAAATTGATGTCGAAAATAACAAGGGCTTCATATTCACCAGTTGCAGTTTTGACCTCGGCACCACCTTTTTTTTCTTTCTTAAAAATTTCAAACGGGATAAATGAAATTTCTTTTTTGGCGAATGATGCGCCTGATTCGGTCGCCCGGAATACTGCATTCATTAATGAGGCTGATTTTGTTTTGCTCAATTTTTCCAACATTTCATCATTTTGCGAAAAAAGCAAATCGGAAAATGTTTTTAAGAATTGTACTTTAAATTCAGGAGCGTTTGAACCTCTCATTTTAAGGTACTGTTCGGATAGTGGGGTGAATTCGTCCTGTAATGCGATTGTTGTTACTTGGGTTGTTGTTTCTGTTGTCATAGATTTATAGCTTTAAATAATTTTTAATTAATGTTTCAGTCGTTGGGTTGAATGGTAAATCGGTTTGAATATAATTCTTTACGGTGATCCATGCCAACTGTGTGGCCTTCGAAATTGAGTAGAGAGAAATTTGTTCCCTCTCTACTTTTTGTTTGATTTGTTCCCTCATAATGCTTTAATTTAGTTGTTTTAATACTGTTTAGGATGCAAATATATATAAATTATATTATATAATATACAATATATACAACTATTTTTGAGGGATGGTAAAAATATAACATTTGTTAGTATTGCGGTCTATTTTATTATTAACTCTTTATCATATGTCGCATAAGCTAACACACAATTCAGTCCTAAAGAGTTAATAGGATCGGTCGTACTGCTTTCGCAATTATCCATAATGGTTACACCTGTGTAGCCTTTTAATCGTTGCAAATTGAATAAAATTTGAAGTTTTGTATTGTTTTGAAGTGAGCCATTACACTCGTATGGGAACGTTTTCCCGTTTGCAGTGATTTTAAAAGTGCCTTTATATTCGTCCCTACTAATTACGTATTCCAGTAATTCAACATCTATCAAAATATCCCCGGCGAACTCTTGTTTAACAATGTTGGTTAAGTTACTGAAATAATCAGAAATTTCAGTTGTTAAGGTTGTGATCTGTTCGATAATTTGTAAAAGATTCGCCTGTTTTTCTTTGA